GCAACCAGCATATTCATACCACACAGTATCTTAGTCGAGTCCGAGTTCTTCGGGCGCGAATACGCCAATGAAGGACTCTTGATTGGCACAGTGATTGCGATCTTACGCGACCGCAGTGACGACCAATACGCAGTCTTCGAAATGGCCGATATGGCAGGCCTCTTCACCATCCACCTCGGGTCCAACTTCTTTCGTGGCTGGAGCGACCGCTAACGCTTTCGGTCTGGGGCGCTTGCGCCCCTTTCCGAAGTCGTTGTGGCTTCAAAACCGAAAGGCTCTAAAGATGATAATCACTGGACCAGGGATAAAGCTCTACCAAGCAATTGTCCTTCGAAAGGGCATTGAGCTTTATACCAAGACGGGCCTCAAGCCCAACACCGCTTGGACACCCAAGAATATGCTCAATGCCGCAAGCGCCATCACGGGCAAGGCCTATAAGCGCGGGCAATACGCTCAGGCAATCGCGGACCTAACCGCTTGGATTGAGGCAAACCATGAGTAAGAAGTGGTCGATCTTCTGGATCGTGTGGGTCTACTCCTGGTTTATGGTCGCGGCTGTCACTTGGGTGTGGGTCGCGCAAACCAAGAACTTCTTCGAACCAACGCCAGCGGTTCCGCACGTCGAGTCCTCGCTATTGTGGCCAGGCCCTCGGCTTGAGACCTCGTTGTATTGGTGAACAGATGAAACAGCACCTGTTCATCCTTGGTGCCGACGCGATCGACGCTGTGTCGGACGAAGAAGTCACCGCAACGGTTGAGGGCTTAAAAGCCCTCGGCCTCTACCATTTGCCCTACGATCGAGTGTCCTTGCAACTCCCGAACAAGTATGCGGTCCTTATGGACGATGCTTTGGACCACAGCCGCAAGGATTGGGGCATGAACTTAAAGCTCGGCCGCGATGGCCGATGGCACTTGGACTTTCCCGAGTACTTCTACATCGAGTTCACCAATATCAACTTACTTGGTGAGCCCGCACACTGTCGCATCGTGTGCGATGGGCCTGTGAAGCACAGTTGGTCTATGGACCAACGCGACCTCGTCCATTGCCAAGAGAGCCTAACCGATCTCTTGATTTGCTTGCTTGCAACACGCAATGCTCGGAAAGAAACCAAGCACAACAAACTCGCAAGCCTCGGCATCGGCACGAAGCACAAGATTGGTGTTAAGCGCTTCGAGTACGTTACGACAATCAGTGTACCGCAAAACTTAGAGGAGGACGATCACACAGTTAAAGAGGGAAAACCAAAGGCCCCGCACTTGCGGCGAGGCCACATTCGCAATCAGCACTATGGGCCGGGGTTCCAGTATGTTAAGCCCGTATGGATCGCTCCGGTTTTCGTAAATGCTGACCACGACTTCGTAAGCAGCCGTAAGGCTTACAATCTGAGGATGTCATGACCGAACGATACCTCGTCAAATGCAGAACAAGTCGCTCCCAAAGCTGGGGTGCGATTATCTTCTGCGACACTAGAGAAGAGGCCCTCGATATTTCGAGGCACTTCTTCGATATCGAACTCGACGATAACACTTACCTCGACGTTCGCATCGAGAAGCAAGTGATATGACTCGATATCAGATCTACTATCGCGGAGAGTTCCTTGGCACCTATGGGCTCAAGCCCGAAGAGGTCGAGGCATTCTCCGCCTACACGGAGTACCGGTTGCTGAAAGAGCGGCAACCGGGCTTCACCATCCTCGGTATCGAAGATATCAAGGTCTTCGATGCTTGTCCAAGGCCCTTTACATATGGAGATAAGCAGTGATTAGCATCCACAGGATCTTCAGCATAAGCGCCCGAACTGCTAAGGCTGGCAGCGCTTGGGTTGAACTCCACTTCAAATCGTACAACGAGGCCGAGGACCTCAAGGTCACGTTGTTCTTCGAGACACTCAATCGAGGGGACAACACTGAAGAGGAGCGCTTCGCCGCGAACTTCGTCACCGCCATCAACAGCGTCCCGGCGATGATCAACTTCGTCAAGGAGACCGACGACTTTGTTGAGGAGCATGACGATGCTCAGCTTTGAACAATGCTGCAGGCTTATACTCAAGCATTGCCCGAACGGGTATGCGAGGGCATATGCAAAGCGCGGCCTCGAGATGGGCGCAGATGCCCATGCCACACAGGCCCTCTATCTTCTCTCGAACACAGCCCGCTGGCGCACTGGCCCTGGACGTGCGGTCAACACCAGCCTGCGTGAAATCGCAAGGAGTGGGGAATGATCCGGCCCTTTGACTTGGAAGCAGCCGTCGTGATCGTGCTGATCTGGATCATGATGGGCTGGTTTATGTGGGTTTACGGAGTACCCGAACTCGGATGAGGAGGAAACGATGTTAGTTGACCTTAGCGAATGGCTCGTAGTAGCTTTACTTCCACCATCCGCTGACGTAATTGTGAATGTACGCTGCAACAGAAAGGACACCGCTGAGAAATTGGAAACTTGGCTCAAGGACTGGACTTTCCATACCAAGGTCTTTCACGACCCTCCACTGATTGGCCAAGGCAAATAAGACTTAGGGGAGCCAAAAGGCTCCCTTTCTTTTTGAGTTCGTATATACTCATTCCCGAAGAATGATATATGGAAACTCAGCGCCCGCTTCGTGCTGAACGCACACCAGGCCGCAAGACCCCGTCAGCCGGCTGCAAGCCACCAGCATGATGCACGGTCTTCTTTGTCATATCAACAGGCGCATAGTCGTCCGAGTACTTATACGTCTTCGCCACTTGCGGCGTGATGTGACCAACACAGGACATTGCGTCCTGCTCCTTTGGAGCGTGCGCCTGCACTCCACCATCAATCTTCGGAGCAGAGCCGCCTCCAATTTCCTTTTGCCCTGGCGTTGCCGGATCAAATACTGTCTTGCCCATGACCAAGTCTCCGTGGTTGGACTGAACTATGGTTAGAGTATATCACATCGGCACGCAGCAAGCAACCATTATTTTACATTCAGTAGAGGACAACGAACGCCAGATATGATAAACTAGAGCCCGTAACGAGTGGACAATGGGTCAACAGGCGATAAGGATATAAGGGGCTCTCATGCGATGGATCAAGGCTAAGATGGAATTGAGGAAAGCTGGGGCACAGGGGGTATTCACCACTGTGACCTGTGTCACACAAGCCAGCACACTCGACCTTGCCAAGGAATATCTGATCGACGATGCTCGAGCCTATGGCTTTGAGCCTGGAGTGATCCTGTCCTTGACCGAGATCACCAAGGAAGAGTACGAAAGCTGCCTGCCAATGGGGGACATTCTCAATGCGTGACTATCCACTTCCGGCTTGTGCCGTCAGCATTTGGCTTGTTGGCGATCGCTTGATGATCGGCGTTCCGCCAGTTGGCGATGAACGTGCAAGCACCAAGGTCATTCCGCTGGATCGCTGCCACGTTGTCAAGAACTCTTCCAGTCAAACGGGCTGGCAGTTCATCCTGAACTTGCTCCGCGACCGCGCTCAGATGGCTCGTGAGAACCAGAAGTCAACGATCGGCAGCAAGGGCGATCCGGTCCAGTATGACATCGACGAAATGCTCAAGCTAATGCGGCGCAGCACTGTCAAGCCCCAGAAGGTTGGCGAGCTAACCCTAGAGGACTTGGGCCTATGACAGAAGAGTTTAAGGACTGGTCCTTCGAGGAGGCTGTCGCAGCTGCTGAGGTGGTTATTGCCACGGGCGGCACTGTCTATCAAAAGTTCACTTGTATTGGTTGTGGCAATCGCCTGACCATCGAGACCCCAAACACCTTTCACCAAAGCGGCACCTGCAATGCGTGCCCTGCAGTCACTGATATCCAGAAGAACGGCTGTAACTTCATGGCCATCTTTCACTCGACAAGGATGAAGCCATGAAGCGGCTGATAATCATAGGCATTTGTGCCTTTCTCTTTCTCGTTCTAACCCACTGTCAGGTGCCAATCCGATGAAGCACTTCAGGTGCTCCTGTCAGATTGCTGATTGGATATCACCTGAGTGCGTGGCCAGAGGTAAATGCAAGGAGAGAACTGTGACACACTTAATCCTTCACAAGGTCCGAGGCGAGGCCGCCTTTGACGTTGCCGAGAAGATCATGATCGGCGATGAAGAAGGCTGGATCATTCCAACCTCTGGCCATCGTGCTTATCCCTTCAAGACATGGGAACTAGATGACTTAGTAGATAGCTCAGACATAGGGTACGAAGGTTATCACATCTGTCCTGTCTCTATGCAGGAGAAGGTTCCTGAGGATTGGCCCGATCACTACGCAGCGGTCAAGGTCTACGAGAAGCCAAAGGCTCAGCCCGCTGTTGCACTCTCACTCGAGGATCTTGGTTTATGACAAGAGAAGAACATATCGCTTGGTGCAAGCTTCGTGGGCTTGCAGAACTAAGCAAGGGCCAGATCCAAAACGCCCTTGAAGGTTTCGTGTTCGATATGAACAAGCATCCGCAAACGCAAATGAACTCTGCTATCGTCATGATTGCTCTTCATATCGTTGAGAAGCAAAACGCCAACGAGGCGAAAGCCTTTATTGAGAGGTTCACATGAGCGACAGACTAACTGATATCGAGATTGCGCTTCAGCGGATGGCCGAGTCCGCTCGCAATAGAGGCGACGACATTCGGTACTCTAGGCAACAAGAAGACTTCGAGCATGTTGCTCGTCTTGACATGATGCTCGGTATGCTCGAGAAAGTCCGGGGCATCGTGTTGCAGGAACGCGCACGGTTTGTCTCAGTAGATCAGCCGGCGCAAGTACGTCAGCACCCGAACCCCACGCAGCAATCGGCCATGCCGAAGGTCGTGCAGAAAGGCCCTGCGTCGTGACCACCCCTCAAGAACACGATCTCTTCTACGTCATGATCGACGGCTTGAAACAGGCCGAGGATGCAGCCAAGCGTATGGCTCGACATCAATCGGATAAGCCCTGGGACAAGATCGCCGAGAACTTCAAAGGGATGCGTGAGCGTCTCTATAACCTCGAGATGGCAAGTTCGCGTAGTAAACTCATCATCCCGTGAAAGGGCAAACCATGACCCCCACTGAAGAACAGAAGGCAATCCTCGAGGCCGCCGTTACAACGGAGGCGAGCCTTCTAATCAACGCCCTTGCAGGTGCAGCCAAGACCACAACCCTTGAGCTAATTTGCAAGGTCCTTCCTTCTGACAAGCCTATTCTCTCCTTAGCTTTCAACAAGCGGATCGCTGATACCCTCAGCAAACGTCTTCCGCCAAACACTCTCTGCAAGACGCTTAACAGCATTGGCCACGGCGCTTGGGCTAAGTCAGTCAACCGACGCTTGATCGTTGACACTAAGAAGTCCGGCACGATCCTCAGTGGCTACCTTGGTGAGGTGTCGAAGGGTATGAGAACTGCACTTGACTTCGGTGAAGTTCTCGATATCGTTCGCAAGGCCAAGTCCGTGGGCTATGTACCTGTTGGCAAGTACCCAGACATTGAACGGATTATTACTACTGAACAGTTCTATTCATCCCTCGATGAAGAGCCTTCAGATCTGGTCTACACCGCGGTCGAGGAAGTTCTGCATCGAAGCATTAACCTTTCCTATGGTGGCTTCATCGACTTCGATGACCAGATCTATATGCCAACAATCTTCGGAGGCAGCTGGCCACAGTTCCGCTTGGTCATGTGCGATGAGTCTCAAGACCTTTCGCCCCTGAACCATCGGATGCTCGACAAGCTGGTTGTCGAACGGTTCATGGCTGTTGGCGATCCCTACCAAAGCATCTACGCTTTTCGAGGAGCGCATACGCGCTCAATGATGATGCTCAAGGATCGCTTCTCCATGCAGGAGATGCTCCTCAGCATTTCCTTTAGAAACCCTATCTCGATCGTTCGTCGAGCCAGGGAACGCGCGCCGCATATGAAGTGGCGTGATGGTGCGCCAGAGGGTAGGATCATTCCCTTGGAACAGTGGGACGAGTCTCACGTCCCTGACGGTGCTGCAATCATCTGCCGTAACAACGCGCCCTTGTACAGCATGGCCCTTGGCCTTCTCAAGGCCAGTCGTGGTTGTCAGCTCGTTGGCACTGACCTTGGTCCTGGCCTTGTTCGCGTGATGAAGAAGCTCGGACCCGAGTCAATGACTCAAACCCAGACCCTTGACGCCATCAACTCTTGGGTCGAGGAACATCTTATCAAGGCTCGTAACCCAGGGGTGATACATGACAAGGCAGAATGTCTTCGTGTCTTTGCTGGTTTCGGAAACACCCTTTCTGAAGCCATTGGCTACGCAGAGCATCTTTTTAAATGTGAAGGACCCATCCAACTTCTCAGTGGACATAAAGCTAAGGGTCTTGAATGGGACACAGTATTTCATCTGGACCCCTGGCGCATCCCCTCGAAATGGGCAATTCATGACGAGGACATCGAACAAGAGAAGAACGTTAAATACGTCATCGAGACCCGTCCAAAGGAAGATCTCTTCCTTGCCAGCATGACAGGATTTAGCAATGGGTCCGCTTAACAACGTGCTTGCCTTCGACGACGTTCGTGACCTCTTTGAGAAGGCCCTTGCCCGCATCGAAGAGGGAGGCAACGGGATTAGAGTTCGCCTTGGCACCCGTGGTGCTGCTATCCGGCTTCGACACAGGATGAATAAGTTCCGTGCTACGGATCGCAAGGCCAATGCCAAGGTCTATCCAGAGGATGATCCGAACCACAACGCCTCTATCTATGACACACTGCAACTCCGCATACCACCCGAAGAAAGTCCAGACTCTACCACGCTTATAATCGAACGCCGATCCAGCGATATGTACGAAGTGGAGGACCTATGACCGTATCGCCCACCTTGAAGAAGGCACTTGAAGAAGCCTCGTTAACCACCAAACTCGAGGTCTTTCTTTTCATTGTGCTTGAACGCGCCAGGGATCGAGATCTCCCAAAAGAAACTCGCATGGATATGTATCGTACAGGTATGACCGCACACAAGTATGCCTGTATGCTAGATGCTGTCGAGATGCTAGCCGAGGCCAATGACGATCTTGAAGTTCCCTTGGAAAAACTTACAGAGAAGTTTCACGACTTCGCAGCTGAAAAGCTACAAAAATACTCTCGTCGTCTCGACCTGATATATGAGACGGCGTTTAAAGAAGATAAGAAAAGTCAATCAGAAGCTTGACTTCTACTGGTATATATGATACCGTTGCTGTGTTACAGTATCAACGTTTAGCTCAAGAGAGGACGGAAAATGGCAGAGACTTATCCCATTGCTCAGATGACAATCGAGGGTCAAACCTTTGAAGTCATCGAGCCCTACAAGGAAGGCGATGTGCTTTCCGCGAACGAGGCATCGCAGCTCAATCAGGTGTTTCGTGAGAACGTCGGCAACAATATCCGCAAGCAGATCAAGGACATGCTTTCTGCTGCGCAAGACCACGCTGCGATCCAGACGGCGGTTTCGTCCTACGCCGAGGCATATGAGTTCGGCAACCGTGCTGGTGGCGGTGGTCGGCGAGACCCCGTGAGGTCCGAGGCGATTGCCATTGCAGTTGGCATCGTGAAGGACAAGATCAAGTCCAGCGGCCGCAAGGTCACTGACTACCCGATGAAGGTCGTTACCGACCTGGCTCGGAACCTGATCGACTCCGGCAAGCGTCCCGACATTTGGGACATGGCTGCCGATCGCGTCGAGCAGGCCAAGACTGCGGCCAAAGAGGTGGCCGACGATCTCGATAGCCTCATTCGGGAATTGCAGCCCGAGAACAAGCAACAGGCTGCCTAACGGCGGTCTGGGGCCAGGGTTTTCCGCCGCATCGGACCCTGGCCCATTCTTCTTTTCAAGGGGTGTTTCATGCTCGACGCAAACCTGTTCTATGAAGCACTCGCTTCTGATCTCGGTGTTGTGATCGAGACGCCTGACAATGTTGAGAAGGTTCGTCAGCGGCTCTACGTCATTCGACGGGAGCTGGCTGAATTTTCTTGTGTCTCAATCGTTGTCGGTGCTGATCCTGAGAAGCCCCAGGAGATTTGGTTGATCAGAAATGACACGGGAATACAGAATACAACTCCAGAAGCATCTGGTTAATCTTTATTCTGGAGACATGAACAAGCTCAAGAGCATGTATCCAAGTGGGGGCAGCATTATTATTAGGAAGCTTGTTCGTTTGCATATCCAGAAGGTCGAGGCCAAAATGGCTGACACGTTAACAGAAAAGGAGCTTCAAGATGACTGATAGTCTTGCAGACCTCTTTGCAACGGACCCACTTCAGCTAACGCTCAAGCGTCGGGAGGCTCGTGAACAAGGCCTGCCCGATCCGTTGCTTCCCCTGATCGAGCGATTGCGTGCAGCCCGCGCGCAGTTCATGCTTGGTCAGAAAACCGCAGGTGCCATGAAGAACGTCGCTCCGAAAGGCGAGAAGGGCAAACTTTCGTTGGAGGATCTTGGGCTATGACCGACGTGCTTGACCGCATGATGGATGAGATCGGAACCCCCGAGCTTCCTCCACTTCCCGTTGGACCGAGCCCTTTCCTTCCCGGTACAAAGATGCAATGGGCTTGGGACTCCACTTCCCTTGGCCAGCTCAAGAAATGCCCACGGCTCTACGAGTACAGCATGATCCGGGGCTATCAAGGCAGGCCTTCCTTCCATCTATACTTCGGTATCGAATTTCACCAGGCCATGCACGACTATGAGAACGGCAAGGCCGAAGGCCTGAACCATGACGCAGCAGAACTCGAGACGGTATTTAAGCTTCTCGTTCGCACCTACAACTGGGATAGCGATAGCCCTACTAAAAACCGCGAGACCCTTGTCCGATCCGTCGTCTGGTATCTCGAACATTATCAAGAAGACCCTGCTAAGACAATCATCCTGGCCAACGGAAAGCCAGCAATCGAGCTATCTTTCAGGATGCCCACTAATATTAAGATTAACTTCGAGTCCAAGTACCCTCTTGACGAAACAACTTACTTGGTCTGTGGTCACTTGGACAGACTTTGTGAATTTGCCGGAGCAGCCTATGCAATGGACCGGAAGACCACCGACAAAACAGTAGGCTCTTACTACTTCGATCAGTACAATCCCGACAATCAGATGAGTCTCTACACGGCCGCGGCACAGGTGGTCTACAACATTCCGGCGCAAGGTGTGCTTGTGGATGCGGTGCAGACTGCCGTTGGCTTCTCCAGGCCGGAACGGGGCTTGACCCCCAGGTCACCCGACGCCACGTCCGAGTGGTTACACGATCTCGAGTACTGGCTCCGCATGGCAGAAGCATTTGCCAAGCATGAGTACTGGCCTATGAACGACACCGCCTGCATGGGCTGTCGCTTCCGAGAGGTCTGCTCGAAGAGCCCTGGCGTCCGCGACACTTACCTTCAATCCAACTTTGAGGTTAGAAAATGGAACCCGCTGTCCCCGAGGTAACGAGCACGGTCGTCACTTGGACCTATCCTGGTTCGGTTGACGCGACCGGAGAGTATGGTTATATTGATCTCGATGGCCAACACATTCTCACCGTCCCGTTGGCAACTGCTGAGATCGGTGCGATCACTCGCATGGTTCAACTCTTAAACCTCCTCCAGGTCAACACAACGAGCGTACATGCCGGGCCTCTCTGAACACCAATCAGCACAATTCACCAAGCTCCTCTTAATAGGGGAGTCAGGAAGTGGGAAAACCGGCTCCCTGGCTTCCCTGGTTCTTGCTGGCTATAAGCTCTTTATTCTTGATTTCGATAATGGTTTGGACACTCTTGTAAGCGTCATCAAGCGCTTCGATGCAAGCAAGCTTGCTAACGTCCAGTTCGAAACTCTTCGTGATGCCTACATGGCAGGACCTGCTGGCCCTATCGTGCAAGGGATGCCAACAGCCTTCACCCGAGCCTGTTCTCTCTTGAACAAGTGGGGTGACTTTGGTGTTCCCTCGACCTTTGGTCCTGAGACTATCCTTGTCCTAGATAGCCTCACTTTCTTCGCCGACGGCGCTGCATACAATTGGGCGAACGCCCTCAATCCCGGTGCCAAGGACAAGCGGCAGATCTACTACGTTGCGCAGCAAGCGGTTGAGAACACTCTTGCCCTCTTGACTAGCGAAAGCTTTCACTGTAATGTCATCGTGATTTCTCATGTCAAATACTCTGACATGCCTGATGGCACTAAGCGAGGATACCCGACTGCCGTGGGCAGTGCCCTTGGCCCGACGATCCCTGCTTACTTTAACTCCACCGCTCTATGCCAATCGGCGGCAGGTGGCAAGAGATCTATTAGGACAGTCAGCACGGCGATGATAGATCTGAAGAACCCTAAGTCCTTCGAGATGGGAGAAGTTCTCCCGATCGAGTCAGCCCTGGCAACATTCTTCAAAACCGTCAGATCATAATCGAATGGAGGTTAGAATGGACGAAAGACCGAACTTCGAAAACATCCTCGACAAGAAGATGGACGACATCAAACCGCCGAGCCCGTTGCCGGGAGGGACGTTCCTGACCATCGTGGACGGCCCGCCGACTCCCGGCGTGGCCAAGACCGGCACGAACTACCACGAATATGCTTTCCGTGTTATCGGTGACGGAGGCAAGGGCGATATCGACGCAGCCCAATTGCAGCGATATACTGAGGACAATGGGCCGGTTACAGGTAAGGTCATCAAAGGCCAGTCCTGTCGGTTCTACCTTTCTGGTGAGGCTTCGTATCGGTACAAGGACTTCCTCACTGGTCCGCTCAATATCGACGGCAAAGGCAAGTCCCTCCGTGAAGCCGCGGCAGAGGCTCCTGGCCGTCAGGTGCTTGTGACCTTGCGTCAAGTTCCATCCCAAGATGGGACGAGAATGTATCACGAGGTCGCAGGAATGGCGCGCGTGTAGTCACCCCTCGCGGGCGTCAGCCCCGCCCTGATCCTTTGGACTTAGAGCCTCCTTAGGTTTCAGGGCGGGGTATATACCGATTACCTATGAATGATATATACGGAGAACTCATATGACTTCCGGTCGCTTCCATTCGATTGAGATCAGCACTATCCTCACCGATCGGGAGAACCGGCAACGAAAAGTTCTAAAGGAAAGTCACATTAACGAGCTTGCCTATTCAATTAACAAGCGTGGGCTAATCCATCCTATCGTAGTGAATACCGAGAACGTCCTTCTTGCAGGCGAGTGCCGTCTGGCCGCTTGCAAAGTCCTGGGCTGGACGCACATCAACGCTCAGTACTCGGACGAACTTGATCCGAAGGAGATGCGTGCGATCGAACTCGAAGAGAACATCAAGCGTCTCGATCTTACTTGGCAAGAGAACGCGATGGCTGTCCTCGATTTTCACGAGCTTCGTCGCCAGGACGATCCCACTTGGTCGCACAAGGATACCGGCGAAGCCATTGGGCTGTCGCAACCGACGGTATCAAAGCAAATCTTAGTAGCACAGGAACTCCGTCAGGGCAATGAGACTGTCGCCGCCGCGCCTATGTATTCAACTGCCCTTGGCATTGTTGAACGCAGGGAAGAACGCAAGCGCGCTGTTGACCTTGAACACTTCCAAGACATCGAGTTGGATAAGCCCAAGCCCGAGTCACAATCAATCCTTAACGCAGACTTTCTTAAGTGGGCACCAGCATATTCTGGCCCACGTTTTAACTTCATTCATTGCGACTTTCCCTACGGTATCAACGCCGACAAGCATGTGCAAGGAGCAGCCGATACACATGGAGGTTATCGTGACACGTTGGATCACTATCATGACCTTATGCACTGTCTTTGTTCTAACGCTGATAGACTATCTTCTGAGTCAGCTCATCTTATGTTCTGGTTTTCTATGCAGCACTATCAATTCACTCTCGATTATCTCACTAATAATTCTCCTTTTCTTTTTGATCCTTTCCCCCTTGTTTGGATAAAGTCTGACAACGCTGGTATCATACCTGATCCACAACGGGGTCCAAGGAGGATTTATGAGACAGCGCTATTTGGCTCCAGAGGAGACCGCCTTATCGTTCGTAGCAAAAGTAATGCCTATTCTGCGCCTACGGTTCGAGACATCCATATGTCTATTAAACCAGAACCAATGTTGCGGCACTTCTTCGAAATGTTCGTTGACGAGAGTAGCACTATGCTCGACCCGACCTGTGGTTCTGGTTCTTCGCTGCGAGCGGCTGAGTCGCTCGGTGCGAGCTTCGTTCAGGGCCTGGAGGTTGATGAAGTCTTCGCTGAAGGAGCGCGGATCGAGTTGAATAAGTTCCGGCGATTGAGGAAGGCGTCATGACACTTGAAATTCTTGAAATTGAGCGGCTGAGAAAGCATCTAGAAGAGGCTGAGGCCGAGATAGAGCGGCTGATGGCGCTGGTTGCACAACAGTCCCGCAAGCACGATGCCGACATGCTGGCCATGCAGCTTGCTCACAACCGCGAGATCGAGTGGCTGACGCCCAAGGCTGAAAACTGGCAACGCATTGCAACAGAGATCACCGCGAGCGAGCACGCCCTGCGCCTAGACAACGAGCAGCTGCGGGCTGCGCTGCAGGCCTTGGCCGATGATACCAGTGTCCCACCGTGGATCAGGACGCTTGCCCGCCACGCACTGGAGTCCAGGCCGTGAGCAAGTGGCCGGGATGTCCAGTAGTCGTCTGCAAGAACGATCTGTGTGCTGAGAGGTGCCAAACTATGAGCGACACTGTCGAGCGGCTGCACGAGGAACTTGCGGACGTGCGTGCGGATGCTGTGTTGCTGCGTGCCGAGATCGAGCGGCTGCGGCTTACTCCAGAGGAAACCTACCTCCATATTGTGGAAGGCTGGCTGCGCGACAATCGCGGCATTCATTTTACCGAGGGTGCCGTTGACGATCTGTGCAAACGAATAGCCCGCGCCCTGGAGACCAAGCTATGACCAACAGTCCTTACAAAGCGATGAGCGATACGCTGGAGGAGGCTGCCGATGCGATTGAGCAGCTGGAAAAGCAAGTCGCGGCTGATGCGGCAGAGATCGAGCGACTGAAGACTTTGCTTATTGCAGCAGACGAGATCGCAGACGGTTACTTTAAAGAAATCAAAAAAACCTCCAGAGAGATGGAGCGACTGCGGGACCAAATCGCAGTATTACGTGAGTTGCGTGACTGTGACCGACGCGAAATCCAGCGACTACATTCCAAACTAGGAGACTGAAATGGCTGAGGGCTGTACAACGTGTAAGTTTGCTAGAACTCAAACCAGCACTCCATCTGGCTTTGTCGAGTGTCATCGCCACGCGCCCCAACCAGCAGGGAGCCAACACAATCCCCTTTGGCCCCGTGTGCTTCTTGCTGATTGGTGCGGTGAGTTCGTGGCTATGGTCGTAGTGACAAGGAAAGTAGATGACGATAGCATTCGTCGGTGAAGCATGGGGTGAGAACGAGGCAAAGCTCCAGCGTGCACTTGTTGGCTCGTCGGGCGTTGCCCTGTTCGAGATGATGCATGATGCTGGCCTTGTTTCCCTTAATGCTACTGACCGCGACCTTATCAAGCAGTGGTGGTTTACTCGCAACCCTATCTATGTCGCCCTTCTTTGGGATCGCTATCCTCAGTTCTTCACAACTAACGTCTTCAACCTTAGGCCAGAGCGCAATGACATTGAAAAACTTTGTGGCCCGAAAGCCGAGGATAAACTTGGACTGCCCCCTCTTAGACCAGGCAAGTATATTCGAGCTGAATACAAGGGACATCTCGACCGTCTGGCTAGTGAACTGTCCAATGTGCAGCCAGTCATTACCGTCCTTCTGGGAAATACGGCTACGTGGGCAGTCCTGCGCAATTCGGGAATTAGTAAAATACGCGGCACTGTCACCAACTCACCTTACGGTAAGGCTATCCCGATCTACCACCCAGCAGCTGTCCTCAGAGACTGGAGTCTCCGACCAGTCACAGTCCTCGATCTTACCAAAACGAAAAGGGAAGCCGCGTTCAGAGAAGTCCGACGACCAGTAAGAGAGATCTATATCGAGCCATTGCTCGAGGATATGGAACAGTATTATGACGAGCACCTCGTTAGAGCAGAGCGCATTGCCTTTGACGTGGAAACTGCAGGCAATCAGATTACTTGCATTGGGTTCAGTCCAAACTCAGGAAGCGCTATCGTTGTCCCTTTTGTTGACCCACGAGGAAGTTCTGGAAGTTACTGGCCTAGTGCTGCAGCTGAGTGCGACGCCTGGTGGTGGGTCACTAAAGTGCTCGATCTGCCATGTCCCAAAACAGCCCAAAACGGTCTGTACGATATCACTTTCTTATGGAGAACCTACGGTATAGTCGTCAGGAACTTTGCCGATGATACAATGCTCTTACATCACTCCCTTCAGCCGGAAGCCCAGAAGGGGCTTGGCTTTCTTGGAAGTGTCTACACCAATGAAGCCAGCTGGAAACTCATGCGAAGCAGGGGTAAGCATGGCACGATCAAGCGAGATGAGTGAACTTGTCAAGTCATTCTTTCCTACCCTGCTGATCATCCTTGATTTGGCAGCATCTATTGTTTACTTATGCTATGCTGACTGGCGAAGAGCGATCTACTGGCTTGCGGCCGCGGTTCTAACTCTAACGGTCACGCTATGAAGAAGTTCTTAACTCACGAGTTAACACCAGCGACAATGCCTATGTCAGAGACAGAGAAGCTCTGGCTTTACAATGGTCTTGATTGTTGCGTCACCGCAGAAGTCCTTGACGTTCTTCATCCTCAACTTGATAACCTAAGCGCGTCAACCTACGCATTCGAGATGGAACTTCAAGAGCCTGTTCTCGAGATGCGCTTGCGTGGTGTTCGCATCTCCTTCAAAACCCGTGATGAGGCTTTGAAAAAGTATGAACAAGAAATCGAGTGGATGTCCGAGGATCTCGATGACATTATCGCAGACGGTGTTGGAGCAGCATCCCTTAATTGGCGATCTCCACAACAGCTTAACAAACTGTTCTACGAGGTGCTCAGACTCCCTCCAGTTATTCGGCGCGGAAGAGTTACAGTCGATAGAACAGCCTTGGAAAAACTCAAGGAATATTTCGTTGCGCAACCTATTATTAATTACATACTTCACATGCGAGATATTGCAAAGAAGGTTGGGGTTCTTAAGACAGAAGTCGATCCAGACGGAAGAATACGAACGTCATACAATATTGCTGGAACGACAACTGGCAGATTTTCTTCGTCACTTAGTGACTTCGGAACCGGCGGTAACTTACAGAACGTCGAAGAGCGACTCCGAGGAGTCTTCGTCGCCGACCCAGGAATGAAGTTCGCTTACATAGATCTCGAACAAGCTGAAAGCCGACTCGTTGGCGCTATCGAGTGGAACCTGTTTCATGACGGAACTTACCTTGACGCTTGTGAGTCCGGAGACCTCCACACCACAGTCTGTCGTCTGGCGTGGGGCGACCAGCTTAAGTGGACCGATGATATTAAGGCGAATAGGGCTCTTGCAGAGCAACCCTTCTATCGACAGCATTCATATCGACACATGGCAAAGGTTCTTGGTCATGGAACTAACTATAACGGCCAACCCTACACGATGGCCCAGCATACAAAGCTCGATCAAAAGCTTATTGCTAATTTCCAACTTCGCTATTTCGCAGCCTTCACGGCCCACAAGAGATGGCACGCAGCAGTCGCCGAGACCCTCCGCCGAGACGGATTTCTGGTATCTCTTTCGGGAAGGCGGCGCTGGTTCTTTGGACGCAGAGATGACGATGCGACAATTCGAGAAGCTATTGCATATGATCCCCAAGGGTCCGTCGGCGACATCCTTAATCGTGGAATGTTACAGGTCTGGCGCACCAAGAAGGTTCAAGTGCTGTTACAAATTCACGACGCAATCTTAATCCAGTATCCTGAGGATAGAGAAAATGAAATCGTGCCCGCAATGCTCAAGGAAATACTTGTGCCAGTTGAACTTCGCTACGGGAGAACACTGACAATTCCAGCCGAAGCAAAGGTAGGATGGAATTGGGGTGCTCACTCGGTGGATAACTGTGACGGACTCAAAAAGTACAGTGACACCGATAATCGGAAGCGTCTCGCCACCCCGGAGACTAGCGTCTTGGATAGACAGCTTTTGTGACTTTACGTCTATCCTGTCGTCGCCGGATATCTTCAGGTTGTGGACGGCTATCGGCACTATAGGTGCAGTTCTCGAGAGAAGGGTGTGGGTCCGTACTCAGGGTATGGACCTCTTTCCTAACTTGTACCTAATTCTCGTAGGCCCGCCTGGAGTTGGTAAGAGTGTTGTGCTATCGCAATCCGAGCGCTTGCTTCGTGCAATACCTGATATCGTGGTAGCGCCTTCAAACGTAAGTAGTGCTTCCCTTATCGACACCCTATCCGACGCGAAGCGCCGCATCGTTCGTCCAGCTGCTATCCCCAACTATCTAGAGTATAATGCGGTGATTGCAGTAGCGTCTGAACTTGGTGTCTTCTTGCCAACCTACGAACCAGCGTTCATGAACCTTCTAACAAAGGTGTACGACGGTGAACCTATCGAAGATCGAAAGAGAACTCGCTCAGTCAACGTTAAGATTGATAAACCAATATTATCACTCCTTAGCGGAACGACCCCCAGCTATCTCAATAGCCTCCTTCCTGAAGGCGCATGGGATCAGGGATTTACTTCAAGAAGTATCCCTGTCTATTCAGGAGACCGTGTTATCCTCAATCCGTTCCAAGACGAAGCCTTCGACCGGCTCGAGAAATTATATGGTGATCTACTGTACGATATTAAATCCATCAGTACCATTGTCGGCAGAGTTAACTTTGAGTCCGATGCAAGCGACGCAATTATTGCCTGGCATTCTGCTGGCGGCCCACCAGTCCCGGAGCATGGTAAACTTCTTCACTATATACCAAGACGAACAGCCCACGTTCTTAAACTCTGCATCATTGCAGCAGTCTCTAGAGGAGGCTTTGTCATTACCCTCGAGGACTTTGAACGAGCCAGGGGATGGCTCTTAGAAGCTGAGAATTATATGCCAGAGATCTTCAAAGCAATGATCTCATCCCCAGATGGTCAGATGATGGATGAAGTTTGGGAGATCGTCTGGAAGTACTGGACAAAGAATAAGAAGGCCATACCCGAGCGGATGATAGTAAACTACCTTGGCAAGCGAGTGCCACACCACGCGGTCATGAGACTAATAGAGCTTATGGTTCGAGGGGGTAAGATCGAACCAGTCGGTACTGGCATAGACGGCAAGAGTATGTTTAAGCCAGGCCCCAAAGACCAAGAGACTTTGTAGGACGGCGGCAGAGGATATCCGTCAGTCAACGGCTCGTAAGTCCGCCGTTACCTATGGATGGACAGGTGCTCCGAACACATGCCAGCCAAGTAGCAAGAAAAGGATAAAGAGGAACACTCCGTTCCCCCAGACCCAATAGGGCTGGTTAGGACTGTACCAACCCCACAGTCCAAAGACTAGCCACAGCAGCATTAAGATCCAGAAGATCAAAGCGAAGGTCATTTTGTTTCCTCCTTGCAGGCTGGTGGGTCCCAAGCGAATGCCAGCTTTCTTGCTCTGATATGAGCATTGACAGCATTAGTTGTTCCCACCTGTGCTCGCTGAGGCTGAGAGTTCTGTGGGTCTTTTGTCCAAACATCAAAGAGATGAGCCATCGCACTTACCAGCCCCTGGTCAATGCCATCAAATGCCAACTGTCTTATTCGTTCCCTCTCAGTGGCATCGACACAGTCAAAGCCCACCTTCGAGTTGACCTCCTGGTGATCCAGGATAGCCAACACTGGAAGAGTAATGGCGACAGTTATTATTAGTACGAGTATGTTCTTTGTCATCATTCTGGCCAGGGATAGAGTACCTCTACTTCATCGTCAGTGGTAATGCCGAGAGCTTCCATTAGTCCAGGCGACAGGTCCGCTACCCTGTCAGTATCACCGTGTGGCCCCCAGTCGGCCGGGAAGGCCAGCATTTCCCACCCATTACTCCGAACCAATGCTCGTTGTCCACTGTCTCTAAGCATGGTCTTGGAAGTAACATCATAGTCCCATCGACAGGCGATGTAACTAACATAGGGGTTGAGCCTTCTGGCCAGTCCAGAAGTACCGCTGGGTTGATAGGGTAGAAATAGATGTGGAGCTTCATCAACATCGAATATGAAAGCAAGACCCTCACTCGAGCTAACCCCCGTATCATTTGGCCCTCCAAAGTGTGAGCACTTGCCTTCGGTTTGAAACAGCACATCACTCGTTGGTGGCGGTGTAGGTCCAGGCGCAGCTTGCCCAGATATAGCCAAGGCTATGCCCTGGCAAATGTCATCAAAATCTCTGTGATAGATGTCCACGTCACCCTGGCTATTCACGAAGCAGACCTCGATCAGCGACGCTATCTCTGCCGTGTTGTTCAAGAACGATAAGTTGTTAGTCTGCTTAATTCCTCGGTTCTTGAACGGAACCATAGAGCAGACCGTATCACAGATCTCCTTCGAGATCGTCTTCCCGCCTGAAGTCTTGTACCATACCTCGTGACCTACAGGATTAGCAGTCCAATTGCTACCGCTGAAGTCAGCAGAGTTGAAGTGAACACTGATGTCGTAGTCGTGTGAGCCCTGGGCGTTGTGGAAGTCCACGATCCGTTTAAGGTTCTCAGACTGATCATCACTCACATCATCGTGAAAGACAGTGACCTGAACTCCCAGACTCCGCATCATATCAGCTACTTTATTGACTACCTTCCGAGCCTCATCGACCTCGTCAAGCCCCCAAGGACTCGGCCCCTCTGCCCCACGGATATACTTCCCATGTCCGCTTGAGATGACTACTTTCATTAATGCCTCCTCTTAGGGAAGGGACGCTGAAGGATGATTTCCTTTGGTGCTACTCCAGACCCACGATCTGCCTTGCGGAACACGTCAAGCGACCGCCCGATCTGAGCCCAGCCTATTCCAGTCATTGCTGCCATAGCTGTAAAGATATGGGTCATCTTCTTCTCGCTATAGCCAGCTACCTTCTGTGTTTCCTTGATAGCATCGGTGATGCTCTTAACGCTCGTGCCGATAAGACCGCCAGTGGTCGGGTCTCTACCAGTCAGAAGATTGCTTGCAATATCCCTGACAATTGGGAAACCACCTGTAAGCATTCGCCCGATGCTCATCATAAACTTCTGACCCATGCTCTTTCGTTCGTCGTTAGTCATGGGTGTGACAATTTCCTCGATGATCGCTGGAATGATCAAGGACGAAATCATCTTCGTTGTAGCTGCGTAACCTTCGGTTAGCCCCTGTTTGATCTCCCAATCCGACAGGCTTCGCTTCGCGTCCGCGGCCAGCCAAGCGGCTTCCACTTGCTTCGCGGAGGCGTGACTAAAGAAGTTAATTAGCGGCGTGGCCCAGCGACCCCATTCACTTCTATTAAGGTTTCTAATAGTCTGAGACTTCTCCGAAGGCCGCATCGAGCCGTGGGCGCGGACTACTGCGATGTCCGCTTGGAACACAGCATTATCATGGTTCGCCCCTTCAACGATCGCCTTCTTATAGGCCGCGTCCCACATAGGAGCAGCCGAAACCATGTCGCTGATAGCGACCATCAAAGAGCCCTTCTCGATTGACCAGTGCCTGATCATATCGAAAGGTCGAACGGCTTGTTTAGCGCTCCGCTCAATAACCGCCCTCGTTATCGCTTCGATAAAGCTCGAGAAGTCTTTCGCCTGGCCAATGGCCGAGGACTGACCACCTGCGATAGTGTCGATGAAGTGTTGCCTGCGATAAGGCATTTCCTTCGAGTGTTCCATCATGAAGTTCCAGCTCTCTTTCGAAGCGGTACTTCCCTCAAGAACTATTCTTCCCATAGAGGCAACAAGGTTCTTAGCCCCTACTTGATCGGCGCTGAGGAAGATGGCTGTGCCACCATGCTTCGCAACAGTGGTAGGACTAAACCCAATCACAGAACTGATCAGGTTCTGCCTCATCCAGCCACTGGCGTAGCGCCAGCCCTGCATGATATCCATATCATAGGGATTAGGATTGGCCATATCCTTGAGCCAACCATGAGACATCTTGACGAACTCATGACCTACATTCTCGGTCATGGCTTTCATTACAGCTTTATCCGTAAGGATTTTCCCTACATCCATAATCGCTTCGCGAAAAGCAATATCATGAATAATACCGTCCAGCATCCAAGTGAGATTACTGAGATCAAAATCCAAGGCACCAATAAAGGCGGTCCTCTCTTTCGTGTAACCATGTGGCACTGTGGCACGGAGGTAGCCTTGGTCCCTGAACCCCTCGCCCTTTGTGATGTCATAATACTCTCTACTCTTTGTCATAATCTCGGGTGTTTGAATAGAGTCGTAGTCGAGTCGTATGAAGCCACCACGGTATTTCCCGTGAGGGGTATTAACCTCAACCGCCTCGATCTTGGGCGAAGCCACTCCAGCGACCCTACGTTGCAGGTCGTCACCTAGTTTGCCAAGGTCTTCGAAGATATCCCATACACCTTGAACGAAGTCCCACTCCTTCTTAGTCATGCCATTACGCTCGAGCCAGTCCAAAGCCTTCTGCTTTCCGGCCGCGTAGATCTCCTTTGGTGAAGCTCCATAGAACTCTTCGGACGCAGGGTTGACTAGCTTATGGCCCTCAACAAGTTTCTTCCCGTTGCTGTCGTTACCAAGGTTCAGGGCCACCTTGTACATATGAGTTCTGTTCATTACCTCGAAGGTGCCATTACCGCTACGATCGAGGAAGAGGTCGTTGTCGATCAAGGCCAAGCTATGTGGATCGTCCAGCCTGACGGTTAGCCCGCGCTCATCCTGAAGTTCTTGAAAAGCCTCAGCAACCTGCCGTCGCAGATCAGCCTTGCGGTTCTCAGCTTCGTAGATCCTTCGGACGACGTGCTGAGTGAAAGGCCCATTTGGGTTCTGTTCTTCGATCCTTTGCAGAATTGTACGGAACGGATAGTTCGCTGCAAGGACTTCACGACCGAGTTCTTTAGAAAGTGTGATCGGTCCTTTAACGCCAGACAGCGGATACGCCTTCTTGCCAGTCTTCTCCCCATGTCGTTCAAGCTGCTCGACCAGTCTTTCTCGCAGCTTGTCCATAGCAACTCGTTCGAAACTTGCCTCGATCATTTGAGCCTTACGGCCAGAATGGTCAAGTGCAATCAGAACGTCTCTCATCTCCCTGAACTGAGCGACGGTCATCTGAGTAAAGTCTTTATCAAATTGTGCGCTGAACCAATCCGGTACAGGGATCTCACCGAGTCCATGCCCTTCACGAGCAGCGAAAGCAACCAGGCTCTCACCACCAAGGGCAGTCTGCAATTCGGTTGCGTCCCTCTTCGTCGAGACACCAAGCTGCTCTAGCAAAGCATGAACTTGGTCTGTGTACTCTTGATGAACGCCTGGCAGCGTATTGTTCTTAGCATAGCGATCGGCAAGACGACCAGTTGATTGAAGTTCCTTTTGCAGTTGAAACGCCTCGCGCGCCTGCAGATAGTTGGTGTACCTCTGCATCGCAGCGATAAGCGCAGTCTCAGGATCACCCTTGAGCAGGGCCTTTTCAACCTCACGTCCCTTCTTACCAGTCGCCCGCTGGAAGTCCTTGAAGATCGAGGCGTCTTCCATGATCTTCAGTTCGAAGGCTTCCTTGGCAGCAAGTTTCAGGTCAGCCAACTCCCAAGGCGCGGGCTTACCAGTCTGCGCGGCGATAGCCTCAATCTGTGTCTCAAGGGCTCGTTCTTGTATTGTAGTTAACGTGGCTTCAATAGCCTCAGCACGAATGTTAGTCTTGAGGTCGCCATGCCTCAAGGTCATCTGCCTATCAACTTCCTTGTCAATTACATCCTGTCGATAGGCCCGATCGTTCATATTGCTTTCGCGCCTATCCTTCTGCAACAGAACAAGATCCTCGATCATCTTCTGACCTGAGTCGATATCGAGCGTCTTAGCTACTTGATCCGGGTGAGCACCACCTTTCTTAGTAGTCACATACTTTGGCAGTTGTTCAGAAGTTCCCTTGCCATAAAGCTCATCAACGAGCTTGGCATCTAGCTTCGCAGGAGTTTTCTTGTTCGCGTTAGGAAGCATATCAGTTCGAAAGAAGTCGTCAGCCAAGAACGTCGAGTACTTCGCATCGTTCTCAACTTGTGTCCTAACCAAATCCTCTTCAGCGTGCCACTCCTTCGTTTGCCTGCGCTGCGCAGCTTTGTGCGCCTTCTCAAAGACCTGCGCCTCAGTCTCTGCCCTTTGTTCCTCAATCAGCTTTTTATACTTCGCGTGCTCACTCGCCGTTAGGCCGAAGTGGGTTTCGCGAGACTTACCAACTACAGTCGTTGCCTCTTTCCCCTCGACGACCTTCGGCTCATCCTTAACGAACAGCGGATCAAGGGCCATGACCGCACGTTCGGTAGCAATGTTATCATTTAGAACAGTTCGATATGCGGTCTCATGGTAGATGGCTAGATAATTCTCAGCATCCTTCCGAGTTCCAAAAGCATTCTCCATAACGCCATCAAGATAAACATTGTGCATCCCATCTTCGAGCTTGATCTCAGCACGGAATGGTTTTACTTCGCCTGCCTTTGGCGTTGCGGCCTCAGCCGCAGTATGCACTTTACCAACCTCGGGCTTATAGGGATCAGGATGATCGCCAAGACTTCTAGCAATAGCCTCCTTTATATCCATGCCCTTCTCGAGCATGCTGCTTACATCTATAAGGTGGCCACTTCCAGGAGGATATTCTAAGGCTGTAGCACCTCGCCCGTTATCAATGACCCTTACTTCAGTCGGACCTTCAGCATTAATTGCATTCTCGATTACGAAGATATCAGGCCGTTCCGCCACGGGCTCAAAGGGAATTTGTCTAAACCGCTGAGGATGGTCAGCTACATTCTCCATAGCCTCCTTGGCTTCGATAGAGGTCATACCTTCTGGACGAACTCTCGTGCTCTCAAGAAGCCCTTCCCTTACCTCAGGTGTGGTTCTTGCAAACCACTCAGGAAGCGTGAGCTTAACATCTTGTCCTTGAGCAAGTGCTTCGGTAATTTGCTCACCAATCTTCGCCTTCAGCTTGTCGTCTGTAATTTCATCAAGGACTTTGTTCAATGCCTTTGGGTCTATACCCAAGCGCATGTCCTTGAACTTGACGTTGAGAAACTCTTCCATAGCGTCAGGAGAACGCTCTTTAGTTCTGGCCTCATCAACGGCCTGGCCAAGGCTTCTCAAAGCCTGAACGTCAACTGCGTTTTGCTGAAACTTCTGAATGTCAAGGATAGGGTCAGCCCCAGGCATAGGGCGACTATCGTAAATTTCATTGGTGCGAGCGGCAGCATCCATTAGCTTGCCTTCTTCCTCGCCCAAGGTTCTAATCTTGATCCCGCTCGGCGGGCCAAGCTTTGGTGCCTCAGCAGCCTCTTTAAAAATCGTACTAACCTGTTCCGCGGGCTTTGGTACTTTACCCGGAAGGCCAGTGCTCATAGGATGGGTCATGACAGCCTGTAGAACCTGAAAGACCTCTCTTTCAACCTTCCTCGAGGTCGTATTGTCAAAACCAAGTTCTTTCAGTGTATGACTGCTTACACCGGCTAGATAGCCTATGCCACCCGCGCCGCCTCTCATCATGAAGTCAAGAGGCGTGGCAATTAAGAGGTTAGTTGTCCAAAGGCCTGGATATTTCAACAGGTTCTCAGGATCAATGCCAAGCGGATCTTCCTTAAACTGCGACGCGCGCCAGAAGCCCTCGACCGCCTCATCGCTAGTGAAAGAGCGATAGCCACCCTTAACCACCTCGGCGACAGCACTCATCTTCTTCGAGACATTAACTAGACTGAAGAAGTCATCGTTAGAGATCTCAGCACCGTCGGGGTATCGAGTGACGTAATTGCTGACAGTTGGGTTAGCAGCTACAACATCAGTGTTCCTTCGCGAAAGTGCCTGCTTCTGAAAGAACTCAGGGTCAGAGGCAACCGCCTCGGTAGGAATACCAAGTTCTTTCCCAAGCTTTGCATGACTTGCTGCTGTATCAGGATTAGCATCAACTCCAACAACAACCCGCTTCCTCGGAGCGCCCGCTATGATACTTGCAGCATCGTCGAACTCGTCGGCCATTATTTATCTTTCAGGTATTGTTGATAGACCCAAGTTCTTCTGATCTCTTCAGGCGTGGGAACGCGTGTGCTGTTTGGGTCTTGTGACTTGTACGCCTTTGTAAGAGAGTCTGTGATTGATTGTACCTTATCCGCCGGCACATCCTTTTGAAACAATCTTTGACCAGAGGTTAGATAGTACCACGGAGTAGCATCTTGCTTCAACAGCTTAGCCGCAATCGACATTAGCTGCCGATCGTCAGGCCGACGACCCTCGTTAGATTGCATCCAATTAGAGACCGCATCAGCATAGGTGCCTCTAAACTTATACTCCTGCTGTGGATCGCCAATGATCCCAGCATCTCGAAGCATAGGTGAGACAACGCTTGTAGCATGAACTATATGTGTGTCAGTGACGTGTGTTCGAACTCTTTGCTGCAACTCCCAAAGCTTGTTCTTGCCCCCAGGACCACCCTGCCAAGGCATATCCAGCTCCATGATGTTCTTATCAAGGAACTCCTGTCGCTTAGTCTCATCGCCAGCTAGAGCAGCCATGGCTTTGCCAGCCCAGTCGAAGTAGTCAGCTCGACGTTCGTCGTTCCACTCGACACCAAACTTAGCGTTCTGCTTCAATGCCCTGTCGATGGAACTCTTCTTTTCTTCAGGAAGATCGTTGTAAGCCTTTCTCCCGCTCGGGGTAAACTGTTCAACATTTGTTACAAGTTTGCCATCAACGTCTCTCTTAGCCTCGCTCTGAGCAATCTGCCAGCTTGCGTCCTCTCTATCCTTCTTTTCTCCTTTCATCTCACGATAGTCAGTGTTAACACGGGTTCTGACCATATCAGCAAACTTGGAGTCACCCGGACGAAGTATCTCGGCTTGCGCCTGCCCCTGCTTTTGCCGCTCAGCAAGTTGGCCTGGATGGTCTTCCCTCTGCTTGAAGTCAAGCTGGACTTGATCGGCGACTTGTCTCGAGCCCAGATCGTCCATACCCCTAGTGACAGCACTGGCGGCTTCTCTAAAGATCGTAGGATCAGTGACCCTCTTTTTGAACTTGTCCCAAATTTCCTGAGCATCCTGCGGATGGTTCTCAGCAACGAGCTTTTCAACCTTCAACTTGATAGCATTGCTTGCCGCAACGCTCGCAGCAATATCAGCCTCTTCCTCAGAACCACCCTTCTGAAAGACCTTCTTCCTTGCAGAGGCCTCGATATCAGTAATGCCATCCTCGATTTGCTGTGTTGAGGTGGCCATAGTTAGGTCTTGCGTTTGCTGTGCTACTTTAGCCGTTGAGACTCCGTGCTCGTAAACCTTAAATTGTCCGGCAGAGTACCTTCCACCATCCACCAGCGAATAGCCAAGTCGTCGAGAGAACTCCTTATCAAACTTCCTTCGGGCGTCGTTACTCGAGAGCTGGTTCTTGAACTCCTCTCTAATGGCCATTGCCCGCTTCGAGTATTCGGGCATAGCGTCAAGCGCGGCCTTTCCTTCAAGAGACCGATGCCAAGCTTCGAGTTCGCCAAGTTTCATACTCGCGCCAAGAAACTTTTCATCCGCATCGGTCTCGTTGAGTTCGGTCTGGAACTTAATCGCATGTTTTGCGAGAACATCCCCGAATTGCTCGACACTCGTCCCGAGCTTTTGAACAGCCTCAGCCTGCCCCATCTCAGCTCGGCCAACCCTACCAGCGCCAGCGAACGCCGCCTCACCAACCTGCGCACCAAAGGCATCTGGCGTAGCACCAGTTGCGCGCATGTAGGGAATGGCTCCCCCGCCACCGGGGTCCACTGTGGGAAGCTCTTGAGTAGGTATCGGTACACGAGGCATGGTATATATCATTCCCGCATAATGAGTATATATGAACTACGTTTTAAAGGCATTGAAGGTGCCCTTATCACTCATTGAGAGCCATTTGTCAGAGACAGAACTAGCACCACCGATCAATGCTGATGTCATGGCTATGTTACCAGCCACTTCGGTTGCACCTGCTGCAGTCGCTCCGGTAGTCCTCGCTATGTTCGCAGCATCTCTACTATAGCCCGCTGACAGCGCCTTCAACGTAGCATCATTCATGAAGTTGTAGGCATCGACCTGATAGCCATAGGCCTTGCGGTTGGCGTTGTTAACGATAGTCATGGCATCGAGGTCACCAAGCATCTGCGTTGATCGTGCGACAGCTTTGACCGATCCTGATCCTACATCAATGCCACCAGCAGCAAAGCCCGCTTTTTGGCTTGCTATCATGGTTCCGGTTTTAAGCAGCTGGTTCTCGGCGCGGACACCACCAGCGTTAAGCTCATACGCAGCATTTTGCCTAGCTATCTCAGCATTGTTCTCAGCCACTTGCTTTTGATAGTCAGACATATTCGCAGAGGCTTCATACTGACGCGCCTGTGCATTGGCCTGCAGCCTTTGCATAGTAGCTTCAGCATTAGCCTTTGACTTAGCTCCATACGCGCTGACACCTGCCCCAACGATGGAGGTGCCAATGCTTATAGCGCCCATTACTCCGATACTAACTGGGTCCATAGAGCACCTTTGATCCAGGCATTGTAGTAGGTCGCCCTTCCGTGAGCATAAGGCAGTTTCTCAGGCATGATCTCGAAGCCAAGCCACTTCAACCACTTGATCGACTTCTCGTGTTCTGTGTTAACAACAGCAACTATGTAAGTGTAGTCCTCGAGCAAACGGTTAAAGAAAATCCTTGTTTGTTTCAAGAAGGAATACCGGCAACTCTCCAGGTCCCCATCGGACATCAGCCAGAAGAAGGCACTTCCCTCCTTATGGGGAAACACGCCACAGAGAACGAATATCCTCTTCCCGTCTGTGCAAACCCAACTTGAGGTGCTCTCGTCAACAGCCTTATACAGAGCACTTTGCACATCTGGGCACTCGTCCAAAATCCTCGGATCAAAGGTCGTTGCCACCTTTGAGAACTCTTCAATGTTTCCCTCTTTCACCGGGACTACACTGATCATGTCGTATCTCCAGGGATGATCTCCGGGATGATACCAAGAACGGTGCAGGGCTTGGACTCCTCTTGCTTTATCCAGATCTGGCCTTCGGTTTCCCAGCCTCCTCCCATATTGATATAGTAATCGCCGGTGAGCATGTTAATGCCATTGCCAAAGGACTCGAACGTTCCGCCGACCTTTAGCACGTTCGCATCCCAGGGTTGGAGATCGGTTTCGTCTGGACCAATCTGAGCACCATCAGTCTTGTAGAAACGAACAGTCATTGAGGTAATGTTCTTGCGTTTCCCTTGCTGTGTAGGATCGCCCATATCGAGCCGGAGGCTTTGCAAGTCGCTGACATAAGAGTAGCCTATCCAGCTATTGTCTATCACATGAGGGAAGGTAACGATGCCACTCGAGTTGACGGGGAGGTCAAAGAACTTCGGCACGCCCTCGAAGGAGTTCGTCATGCACCTAACTGTGTTCCCTGCGTAGTATGGAACATAGGCAGTAGTCATTGGGCCATTTCTGAACGAGACCCCATCGAGGAAGACCATAGCCTCTCTTGGCAGTTGCTCCTCTAAGAAGATGGTTCCGCTGCCAGGAAAACTTCCATTTGGTGAAGGTCGCTGAATAGCATAGTAAACCGCGTTCTGTGGTCCCTCGACGACAGAGCATACAGCCTTGTACAATCCGTTGGTCTTATGCTGAGACCAGCCATTAATCTCCTGTTCTTTCATGAATGCCAGCGAGAGCGCAATGCCATCACTTCTAATGATCCAAAGAAGCTTGTTAGGTGTGTCAGCGTAGGCCCAGTCTGTGATAGTAACGCCTTCGAGCAGATGGCTGGACATAATCGAAATGTCAGTGCCTGTATAAATGTTAGTGTAGAAGTTATAGGTTAGATCGCGGACTGTATTGCCGCGGGCTGAGACATAAACAATGTCGTAGTTGATAACGATTGGGGCTACATTCGGTGTGATGCCTACATACGATTGAGAAGTAGCAATCACGTTACTTGGTGTAATAGGCTGGTTCAGCGCGCCACCGCCAGAGATCTGCCAAGCCCCAAACTCTGTCAGGGCGATCAGGCCATTCGGCATTGAAAGCAGATGCTGAACGAAGTTCACTTGGTTAGAGACCAGCACGATACTGATCCCATCATCATCCTTGATCGGAAGGGAATAGTTGAAGTTGAAATAGTCCTTGATCTTTGTGAACTCAATCCCCTGTGGATTGGCGAAGAAGCCTGCGAACACATGGCGCTGCTGAAAGTAAGCGCAGCAGTTTGGAAAGCCATTGAAGAAGAATGGATTGATATCATTCAGCGCCGGTGTAAACGAAGGGTCTGGAATGATACCAGTGTCAGGAAATACCGCGCTCGTCGAAGAGCCAATGAAACCAAAGACACCAGCAGCTGGATTGAACAACTGCGCTGGAGCCTTTTGGGCATAGATATTATAGTAGACAGCCCCTGGAACCGGGTTCCAAGTGACCTCTACAACCGATTGAGAGAAGTCAACGGTAATACCCGCAGGTCCTGTGGAATTGAAACTCGAGATGCTTTCGCTACCATCATCTGCAACTGCTGTCGCAGCATAGTAAGCATTGCCCGCTGGAGCAGTCGGCGGCTGCTGACTAACGAACACACCTGAAGGTGGTCCGATGGACGAGCCTATAGTCGCGGGGCCAAGAGTCCAGTTGGTGTGAGTAATCCTCCTAAGAATATAAGGAGTATGAGTCGTGACCGTTATAGTCATAATGTTGCCAAGGTCACCTACTTGACCAGTTTGGTCATACTTGAAGGCGACGATATCGGATGGAGTGTAAATTGAGATGAGGCGAATAGCCTTGAAAATCTGCCCACCGCTTGTATAAGCAGGCATGAGCGTGCCGTCGATTGGGCCAACTGAACGAAGGAACAGCTGGAACTGCGTCGGGCCTATAACATTAGCAAGGAAGAAGATTTCCTCATTCAATTGAGTCATTCCGCCAACGCCAACAAACCTTACATAATCACCGCTGACTATACCATGTGCGCCAGGGGTCGTGACTACGATAGGGTTAGTATTTGAGATCGAGGCTACTGTAGCAGCGAAGGGCGCAACGAACGAACCATTCTGAATAATCCGAATGTTGCTCTGAGTGAACTCGAGAACGTAGTTCGTGTTAACATCGACTACATAAGGTATCAAGCGAATAGGATCGTTCTGCTGCGCAAGGCTTTCGCCTATCATCCTATTGCCAGGACGATTACTAACGCCGCCTCGATAGTCAACCCAGAAGTTTCTTATTAACGCCGCGCCAGTCTGATACTTGGCGTAGTCTACGCGCGCGTACATCCTCGGCGTTAATTCGCCGCTAGAGAAAGCTGCTTGAATTATGTTAGGCATTCACGACACCGAGAAGAGCGGCGGGTAAGGGGTGAAGGAACCTTGATCCCATCCAACTCCACCACTCCCCCACCAGTCCTGATATTGGAGCCCGCGAACTCTAATCCAGTCCGGCACCACATCTTGAGAAGTAATACCCTCGTTACCGTCGCTCTTACGAGCTTCGATAATCATGCCATTAGCCTCAGCGAGTAGGTTTGACTTGAGTTGCAAACTTCCGCTGATCGGATAAGCGATGAAGGCTGCAAGCGAAGTTACGAAGGCATTGTAGAACTCGTTTGGCCAGACGTTCGGGTCCGTGACGATAGTTGTGTAGCAGCCGAGGGCCTGAACGGTATTGGTCAGAATGACCTTGAAGCTGCCGGACTTGATACTGCCCTTGGTAACGCCAGGGACGTAGGGCGGATAGATGACAGTGTTAGTCGTGTCAAATGGCAGCAGGGTATTTGGGTCACTCAATTGAACGCCTGAGGCTGCGACAAACCGCGCCCTGAAGTCAGCACCATTCATAGGGGCCATTGCCGGTGGGACGAGACCTGAGACTGTGATCAGGTCCAAGATCTCGAGAGGTACTGGATTTTTGTCAGTGATAATCGTGCAAGGAATGCTGTTAGTGATATGAGTGATATTCGCTTGTGTGAAGTCATTAGCGACTATAAACTTCTGTGGCGGCCCAGGCCACCAGCTATCGCTGCTCATAATCGCAGAGGTCAGCGGGGTCGTTGAAGTAAGGCTCGGTTGCGCGTTGGGCTTAAAGGTCACATATCGAAAGAGCAAGCAATCAACCGGATACCGATACTCGTAGAGCCACGGCGGAGGAGGATTAGCGTCGGTCCAAGGGCCAACAGCGTCGGGGTTCTCTGGCGTTCCCGGTGCGGCCTTGAACAGTTCTAGCGCAGCTGTCTTACGAGCAAAGTTCCACCAAGCCATTGACATGACTTGATTGCGAATTTTCTTGTAGAACAGCTTGACGTTCTTGGCCTCGACGTTGTTCTGCTCCATACTCGTAATTTGGTTACGAGCAGAGATCATTGCCAGGGCTTGATTGGCAACGTCGATATCAGTTAGAAGCTCTTGGCCGAAGGGTGCGGGTATGGGCATCACTCTTTCCTTAGATGACCAAAGAGAGCATCAGCGTGAGACTTCTTCTTTCGTACCCCAGTTCCCTTGTCTGCTTTGTTAAACTCCTTAGCAACCTTCACAGGAATTTTCATCTTCTTAGCAAACTTGGGATCATGGGCGGCTGCAGCCATTGTTCTTGCCTGTTTTGCGCTTACCGAAGGCATCGCTGCCTCCTTACAGTTTGAGGAAACTGCCAAGTCCTTCTAGGACACCAGCAGGTATCGCGTTCTCATCGAGCTTAAGTTTCTCGACATCGAGTGGTTCGGCGTTAAGCTCAACCTCGACTTTGATAAGCTCGAGTTCTCTTTTGTTGAATGCTACGTGCATTGCCATTGAGGACTCAGAACCGTTCAATGGAGGAATGCCGCCGGGGTTGATCTCCTCGATGAGTTTGTTTCGAGCCTCAACAAAATCCTCGCTAACAGCACGAAGCTCTCGCTTGGTCCTTGCCAAGGCAATTCTAGTCGCTGCGTCATACTTGTAGGGAGTACCTTCTGGGCCATCTAGTTTAGTGATGGCCTGAAGCATATCCATCGCTTCTCTAACTTGAACTTTCATGGTATCTCACAGCATCTTGTTGACAGAATTCTCCACGGCGCTTTGCAGAGCCGCATCGTCAATGGGGCATAGGCCCTCGGCATCAAGACCAGCTTCTTGCACCGCAGGGTCCATGACCGTTATAGGTGTCACTTGACTTGCACTCGCATCTGGCATAGTAAAGGTCTGCTGTGCCCACTTGATACGAGTTGAGTGTGCGGGAACGGTTGGTGCCTCGCCATTGATATAGCTGGCGAACTTTAAACACGCAACCTTGATACGACTGATGAAGACTGCGTCTTTCATCAATGCAGCTGATTGTTCATAAGTCAGTGCCATGTCACGACATCCTTCTTGCTCGCAGGTTTGCAGACGCAGAATAAGAGGTACCAGCATTCACCCATACCGCTACAAAGTAGGTTGTAGGTACACTAACGTTCTTTCTAATTCTTGGAAGTCCGCAATAAGCATCACCCGCTTGGGCAATCAAACCTTCGAAGGCGCAAGACGGATCAAAACCTCCACCGGTCGTCGAAAGGCTGAAATAAAACTGAGAACCATAAGTAGCAGCAGTAATAGAACACTGTCCCCAGATTTCCCAATCTCCAGCAGGAAGAGAAATGGCACCAAGACCTAACCATATCCCGGCAGCAAGTCCGGCCGTCGGCCCGTTTTGTGCTTCTATATACTCACCGACGTAACCGCTTATCGTTTGACCAGCATTAGTTCGGCCTTGTATATAGAAAGGAAAAATACCAAGAATAGGATTGGCCGCCGGATTACTTGAAAACTGCACAGACCCCGCTTGTCCAACAACACTAAGTGATGTGTCACTACCTGGAGCAGATATAATTGACATAACTGGTCTAGCAAAACTAGCATTATAAAGGGTAATGCCAGAATTGCCCTTAGAGGTCATAACAATGCCAACGTCTGAACTTGCGCCCTGTGCGACTATCTGTCCTTGATTGGCCGCACCTGCAAGATTTATACCATCACCAGTAGGAGTATTTCTAGTTGCTGTTATGCCAATGAACGTAGGGCCATCAACCGTGCCCTGGAAGGTGACACGCCCAGTGGGAGCAATTCGCATATACTCTGTTAGTGCAGAGCCATTGTCAACCATAAATCGTAGGCTCGATTGAACGTGCCCTGCTGTTGGAACAGCTTCGCAGAACCCTTGAAGTACTGCACCATTAGCAAACGCTGAGCCATCACTACCCTGGAAGTTTATTTGTCCAAGTATATCACCGACCTGCACAGCAGCCTGTGCACCAAATGTAGCGCCACGACTATGCTGCATACGCAGAACGGCAGAGTTTGTACTATTTTGATAGTTTGTCCAGGTCTGGCCAGCTGTTGCACCGCCACCAAGCCCCTCAACAGTTATACCTCCTCGAAACGTATTACTACCAGTAAAGACGTTAGTTCCAGTCAAGAACACATCACCAGCATTAACACTATAGCCTTGTGCCTTGACGAAGGCAGTTGTAGCAATCTTAGTCGAACTGTCGGCTGTCGCCGGTGTTGGGACAGTGCAAGCCGCCGGACCCAATGACACTCCAGCGGTGGGAAGAGTCAGCGTGCCATTGGCACTAAGTCGCATCTTCTCACTAAACACTGTGTCGGTTGTGAAGAAGGTTAGATATGTTGGAACAAAGCCGGCTGTTGGAGTAGACTCAACTCTAGCATAGAGAGTCGCACCACCCACAAACCCTACACCATCGCTACCCTTAAAGTTAATCTGCCCAAGTGGGTCATCAATAATAACAGCAGCCTGCGCACCAAATGATGCACCTCGACTGTGCTGAAAGGTTAGATTTGCCGCGCCAGGAGCGGCTTGGAAATTCTGCATTGTTATGCTGGCGTTCCCACCACTCAGGGCCTCATATAAAGTCCCGTTACCAGGACTTCTAAATGTGTTAGAACCAGTAAACACGTTGTTATTAGCAAGAAACACGTCGCCACCACCCCCTCCTCCGCCAGTGGCTGAGAGTGTACCGCCAAGGAAAGTGAGGTTAGCACCAATAAGAACAGGTGACCAAGTGTCAACACCACTCCGATAGTAAATGGTGTTAGTGCCTGTTAGGTTCGACAGTGCTGTCAAGTCACCATCAAGCGGCTGAAGACCAGCGCCCGCAATCGAGACCCCTTGGATTTGAACAGAGTTTACCCATACCGCAAGCTGACCTGCAATCGGCAAACCGGAGTTCATCACGTTGCCACCGCCAGCAGTAGTGTTAAGGATGCCTCCTTGTGTCGTTAGAGTTGGGCCGATAGAAATGCCCTTGATGCTTGTGGAAGTATTCCACTGTGCAAGCTGGTCAAGAACTGGCGTGCCGATAGAGACTACGTTTCCGAAACCGAAGGTTAGCGCGGCGAGGTTAGTCTTAACGAAAGCTGTTGTCGCGACTAGAGTGCTATTGTCAGCAGTTGGAGGCGTGGGTGCAGTTGGACTCCCCGTCATTACCAGGCTTGGGATTTGAATGCTGCCGCCGCCAACGGTCTGGATAGTCGGATTGCCAGACATCGAGCCTGCAACCGCGATATAACGAGAGATCGGGGCAGGGCCAGTAACTGAGAACTGGAGGGCTCCATTGGAGTAGAGGTTAACGCCACCACCACCCTTGGGAGTGATATGGACGTTGACAGCAAGATCGGTGCTAAGAGGATCAGCACCCATGAAAACGCCTTGCTGCCCAGACACGCTACCATACATAGCAATGATGTTGCCAGTAGAGGTGCTGGATACTTTCAGCGGGTACTTGAACGTCGCTGAGCCGTTTTGCCTAGAGATGCTCAGCACCGCGTCAATCAGGTTTCCAGCATCGTCATAGCGATCAATAGAAAAATTGCTGCCGCTATTGCTGCCACTCTCAGTATCAGCATTGTTGAGATAGATTGCCCAACGAGCCCTCTGGCTTTGGTCAGTGCCAAAGAGGCCAGCAATGTTATTAGGGCCAGTTGGAATTAGAATGAATGAGGGAAAATTGGCATGGATAGCTATACTACCAAAGACGGTTCCTCCGAAGATGGAGAAGTAGATGCTGTCAAGATCAGCCCAGCCAGCGTTATGCCTACCGTAGTATTTCCCATCGTTGGGTGCCTCTGGCACGCCGCTGCCACTACCTGTGAAGGTAGTCCATACAGGATCGGCCGCAGGACCAGTACTCGTCAGGACTTGTCCAGCTGGTCCTGGAACGATAGCACCATAGCCAACAACACCAGTTCCCCGGCCAACGAGGACACCATGCTCGACTTGTGCTCCAGCGCTTTGGCTAGAGGGAATACCATCCATTGAGGCTGCTCCTTGGTCGCAGCATAATGCTCGAATAAGGCGTTATCATTGTGTAGCTGTCGATACCGTCGATAGACTCTGCCGGTCCACCCGGATCAGGCTCAACTTGGATTAAGATACCAGCGGTTGGGGTCAAGAGACCGTGGATGTCTTTGATGTAGATAGACCAAGAACCATAGTCCTTGTTGTACCAACGCCTCGAGGACGGAAGATAGATTGAAAGACTCGTTAGAACTTGCATGCTCACTAAGAGAACTGAGTCCCAGGGCTGGACCCTATAAATCGGAGCATCAGCGGTCGTCAGAACTTTGTCCTGGAAAATCGGTGCCTCGATCCAGCCGATCGTAGGTCCACAGTAGACTCTGTGTGACCTAATAGGACTGCCCTTGATATTATCGAGGATGTTCATTAGAATTGTCCGTAGTAAACTATAGCACTCAAGGGACCTGTGCCAGTGATAGTGTAACACAGGGCATCGCCGGGATCAGAGGTCGAGCCGATGGTAGGACTTCGACTGTCCAAAACTCCGTTGATACCAAGCTGAACAGTCGGGAACATAATCAGAGGGCTGGTATTGCAGTTGGCCCCTGTGCCAGCCGTCAGGCTGAAGGTTGCCGCGGCCGCTCCAGCATTCAGCGTTAGGCCACAGACATAGATTGTCTGATTGCCTACTGGTGCAACGATCTGAAGAATAGAGGTCGCCGCGGCAGCATTGATCGTGAAGAACTTGTTACAGTAGGTTGGTGCTGGACCAATCTGCTGCGCCTGAGCCTCCGCGCCAAGGGCGAGAAGAGCACAAAGCGCTAGGAGGACTTTTTTCATCTCTGCCTCACATCACTTGGAACGATCGGGAGATCGTTGATTGACATATAGGTCTCGACCCGCTTCTCACAGGCCGCGATTGCCTCAGGGTCAAGGCCATCCATCTCGATCGAAGGAGGACCAGCCCAAACGGTCTCGAGTTCCTTAACCGTTGCGGTTACTGGAATGCCCGGCCTTGCACGATAGTCCTTATCGACAATGGCAAAGGGCAGCGTCACTTTACCATGCTTCTTCACAGTAACCTTGCCATGTCGTCCAGGGGCCTTCTCGACGATAGCGGCCTCGATGATCGTGTCCTTTGGCAGGACAAGAGCAAGCTCATCAAAGTAGTGATCTGACTTCAAAACAAACTTCATCTGAACCTCCCAGCAACGTCGGATAGGGAAGGGCTCTGACCCCTTCCCGATGTCTCAGCGCCTTTTGGGCGCGGGGTGCTCCTCTTCCTCATCGTCCTTCTTGCTGTGGGCAAGAGTCGGAGGAGCGGCTTTCTCAGCAGACCTTCCCGGCGGAACGTAGAGTTCCAGAACCGAGAACTCCCCAGCCTGCGGCTCCATTGTTACTGGAACAGGATAGGGAGTGTTGGCACCAACCTGAGTTCCCATAGGAACTAGGGCTGGGCAAGGTCCGGGCGTCACCCACTGAGTCTTGGTGATGTAGGTGTTAGCACTAAGAGCTAACGGCATTGCACCCTCCTCAGTTCGGAACGGCAACACCAGCAACGTATCCCGACTGGAAGCCAGCCGCCGACACGATCTGATCCTGCCGATCGAGGACGAGGTAGCCATCAATGGTGCCACCTGTAAGGCCAGCGCCAGTGATATTATAGGCGAGCCGAATGAACCTTGGCAGGCCTACGCCAGCGGGAGGACGAGGCCAGTCGATGTCCAGCAACCTTGCGCCAGCAATCAAACCAGCCACGGCAACGGTGCCGCCTGACACATAAGTAACCCAAGTGCCAGGGTTGCCAGTGCCGTCGTCCGGTGCGCCCTGTGCGAGAGCTTGAAGGCTCGCACCTGCACCAACTCCAGGGGAAACGATAGCCGCATAGATCTTGAGTGCGGGGCTATCTCCGATGCCGATGTCACGGATGCCTTGACCCGCTGCAAGGGGGCTTGGCGGGTTCCAGGCGATACCCGTGAGCAGATGCAGATCAATGATATCAGTGGATGGCACTACAGCCACACCTGAGATCAAGCTCTGCGCCGCCGAGAAGCGGTTCTGTCTGTCGAGGATCATGGGGGCTCCTTAGATCAACGCTGCTTCAGTGTTGAGGATTTGATCGCAGGTCCTGATCGGAATACCACGGAAGGTAGTCACGACCTTGCCCATGAACTCTTCCAAGCGAAGCAGCACGTTGGTCTTGTTCATGGCCTGCAGATCGAAGTAAGTCCTGATCACGCGGTTAGCGTAGATCACAACGCGGCCCATGCTCTCCTGAACGCGATCGGAGTCGGAGTCCTGAATTGCCGTAGCTTGTGCGGGCATAACAGGAATACGATACATGGCCCTGACCATAGCATTGATCAGGTTCGCTGCCGATGCTGTCTGAAGGTCTGACACGTCGATATTAGCAATACGAGAGTTGAAGCGCCAGTCCCTAACAGAGATGCCGAGTTCCCACTTGAAGTGGTCTACATACGCGTAGTAAGGGTTTTGGTTCGAGTCGAACACTCGCCACTTGCCCTTATCCTCGTGCTGCAGTCCGCCGATCTTCCCCTTCGGGAAGATGCCATGAGTGGTATCAGCACCCCAAGTAACAATCCAGATCGAGGTGTTGTCGGAGCCGGTGCCTCCGGCCGAAACAACATTCTTCGCCGTTTCCGCGTTCGCTGGAGTGATCGTGTTGTAGCGAGGCGAAAGGCCGGTGAAGCGCTCCGGTGTCACTAGAGTGTTACCGTAGAAGATCGTCTGAGCCATCTGCTGGTTCATGCCCTCGAGAAAGGCACGAGCCTCCGAAAGCCGGAACTCAGGCGTGTTGCCATTGAGTTCAGCCAAGTCAACGTCGATCTGGCTTTCGCTTTCGAGGTTGCCGATGGTATCAACGATCTGTGCAGTCGTTGACTTGCCCACTGGGATGCCGAAGTTCAGCAAGCGCCAAGTGGCTGCCGGGAGACCAGTTCTGACTGTAGTCTTGTGGCCAGTCGGTTGATTGGCTTCCATGACTAGCATGTCGTCCATGATCTCATTCGTCTGGGACAGAAGCTCGATGATCGCGGCTACACGGTAGTCGTCATCAACTCTCTTCGCCCAGTCGGCAAAGGTCAAAACCTGGTTGCCGATTGTAGGCATATCATTGCTCCTTTACAAGGGTTGGATACATGCGTTGAGCAATGGAACGTTTCTGGGCCTCGCGTGCAGGATTGCCCTCTACCATACCAGGCTCGTTCATTTTCTGAGCGATCTGGTGCAGGCCCCTGACCACGGCTGGATGATTACCAGCGCCCGTGACTTCCATCGCAGCTCTAAAAGCATCACCGCCCAGGTGGGTGTCGATGAGCTTCGCAATCGAAGACGAGACCTCAGGCTTAATGATGCTATCAGTTCCTGAGCCGATCGTCTTATCAGCCTTTAGTTCGTTACGCCATTGCTCGTTCGTACTGTTCCAAGCCTCGGTATGGCTTCCAGCCACCTTGCCTAGCTCTTGCGAATGGAAGTCCACGAACTTCTGAGCCTGCTCCTGGCTCAGGTTCCCTGCTTTAAACAGGTCGTGGACCGCCTTCATCTGATCTCCCTCGTAGGCTTTCATGCCATCAGGGAATTTGAAATCGGAGTAGCTCTCAGGAGCGCCAGTCCCCGTGTCCATCTTCGGGGCTTCGCCTCGAGCAGAGAGCAGGGTCTCTTGGTGTCCGCTGGTTGTGCCTTCCTTACCAACAGGCGTGGACGCTGTCGTAGCTTCTGTTCCAGCCTTAGCAGGATCAACAGGCGGTACAGCAGCTGGTGCCGTTACAGGAACTCTTGCCGGATCGCTTGCAGCTCTATCGCCACCTAGGGCTTCTTCAGCCATTGATATTCTCCTTCATCATTACTGTGTACTTGTCCATACAAGCCACAGAAATATCAGCGAGCAGACGATTGCCAATGTTAAGCTCACCGCAATTGTGCGCCATGCTGAGCGCATTGGTTGAGAACGGACTCGTTCCCAGATGGCACCAAGTGAGTAGTTCATAGATGAATGCTCTCCCCGGTGGGCTTGACATAATCCCTTCGAGCGTTTCAAGGAACTCCCTCCGCGTATCACTAGCTCGCTTTCGTCGAGCCGCAACATGCTTGGGGTCTCCAAGGTCCTCTGGCTTCTCTTCTTCAAGTAGCTCGAGGTCATCATCCTCTGCCATGTCACAGCCCTGTCATTTTCTGCAGGGCGTTTTGTCCACCACCTACATCCGTTTCCGAAAGAACCTTTGCAGACTTTGCGATGTCGCTGACCTGGGCAGGTTGCTGAGCCTGTTGGGCTTGCTGCATCCGAGCCTGCTGTATCTTCGCTACTTGTGCTGCATCCACAACGATCTTTGGAGGAACGTGTAGAATTTCAGCATATTGCCTTGTGAACTCATTAAAGTCAATATTGTCGAGTACGTCAGGCTTGACCGCGGATAGGTTGCCAAGCTGAGCCATAAGCCTTTCCATACCGCTAGTGCTCGCAGCCCTTTGGGCCTCGGCAAGCATCGAGACATAGTTGACCTCGATGTTCTGTCCCTGGATTTCAGGTGGAGCCTTGGGCAATAACTTTGCCCGCTCCATGATATTGAATACTCGATTGATGTCCTGGCTCAGGGACTCGTTTTGGAACCGCTCAAGCACTGGACCAAGCATGACGAGTTTCTCTTCTCGCCTTGCGTCGATCTCTGTAGCCGTGCGAACGGTATCAAGCTGAGAGATCATCAGGAACAGGTCATTGAAGAAAACCGCTTTGATCCTCTGCTGGATTTCTGCAATGTCCTGCATCATCTCGCCAATACGAGGCTGTACTTCGTAGACCGGCCTCATTCCTTTGGAAGCATCGAGCTGTGTGACGTAGGTTATTCCTCCTGGCAACACGGAGGCCGGTTGGTTCTTAAGCTGTACGTCCGCGAGCAGCGGAGGATTGACCATCTTATCAATGGCCTGTGCTTTGCGTTTCGTCTCCTGCTGGAGTTGCTTGATGTCCCCCAAGGCGTCCATTGCTGGCGATCGACCGTAGGCGTCGTTTGACACGAGGTCCCAGCGGGGACACATTGCAGGGTTCTCGTAGAAGCCTCTTTGCCTGAGGACGAATTGGTCAGCTGATCCCCACTCCCAATAGACTTCACGGTAGGGGAAGTATCTTGCGACGCCATCTTGCTCGTTATCTCCGATGTTGGGCTCGATCGCATGAAGAATTTTAATCTCCCTGTTCCAGTTGGCACGAGCCGTCTTCCAGGCTGTAAGCGTACTAGGAGTGACATTCTCCTCGCCGAATTCCTGAATGACTTGTTTAATCGTCAGGGTGAACTCGCGGTAAAAACTATCAATAGTAAAACGAGGAGAGCTAGCAAGGTAGTACTCGCCCGCGCACGGGTTGTAGCATCTGATAACATTCTCGAAGTCCTCGTAGATCAGCATTGGCGCTGTGCCAAACACAACGAGGTCAAAGAACTGTGTGGCCTTCGCAGAATAATAGTTGCTCTCCTGAAAGACCCGCATCATTCGCAGGCGGATTTCCTCGAGCCAGATCTTAACAGGACTGCTGTCCGTCGAGTCTTCGTAGCCCTGGATGCCAAGTCGAAACCAAGGACGCGTAGGCGAAGTGATCCCAGACATCATGCCGCTGGCAAGTGTCCTCGCCGCAAGCGTACCAGTAGAGTCCACAATGAACTGGTTCAGCGGCGAACCGCGGTTCCACTGGTTCGGGGTCACGAGCCACTTGTACCTACGCGGCAAGATGTAGTCCGCGAGTTCACGCCAGTGGACCCACCAAGAGTATCTGTCGGTCCTAAGACCGATTACCCTCGCGTCCAGGTTTCGTCGAAGCTCACTCACGATCGCCCTTAGTCCCCGTCGCGCGGGGAGTTTCAACGTCTGCCAGCATCGTGTCGAACTCGGCCTTGCTCCGCATTCCAGCGCCTTCAGCGGTATTGGCCAAGCCCGTTTTCAACTGCGTGTAGCCCTTCTGCACAGCCTCGAGGTTGCAAGAACTGCTAGAGCCACAGCCATGATGATAATACTTGGGTTCCTCAGGCATCTCATTCCTCCATGTTCGGGGTTGTGGGCTTGCCAATCTCTCGATTGTCCATCATGCCCTCGAAGTTCCTGTCCTTGGGAAGGGACTCAGGCCCGACTTCGCCAATGAACCTGTCGTCAGTTCCTTTGCGCTGGCTCATTTCTTTCTCGAAGCTGTCCTTGTAGCCCTTTTGCACTCCAGTGATATCATGGGTCTTAGGGCTCTGTCCGTGAAGATACTTCTTCACACTCATGTCAGTCATCGTGACCTCCTAGTTTGCTTCGGTCGTTGTCCACCTACAACCGATTTCGAGATCCCCTCATACTCTCGAATTTCCGAGGGTACGGCCTTGCCACTCGAGGCTGCACGCGCGATATAGCCTGCCATGACCTCAGCCATCTGGCATTCGCGAGGGCTTCCACAACCGTGTGAGTATTCCTTGGTTTCATCAGGTGGCATCATCGTGGTCCTCCAGGTGATTTCTTCATAACCTCCTGAGCGGCTAACGCCATGAGCTTATCAATGTTCTGTCTGTGTTGCTTGCCCCAAAACTTGTCATCAAACATTTCGAGGGCTTCTTTACGCTGTCTATCTTCATTCCCCGATGGGCCAATCTTCTCTGGATCGCCAGCGTGCTTAACCATCAAGTACCTAACTATTCCTTCGTGGCCTGTAGTGCCAGGTAATTCAGGTATCTTATTCATTATCTCCCTGGCCTCAGGGTTTCGTTCTGCCAGCATCCTAAGCCCACGATGAGTGCTCTCATGAACAAACACCGAGGGGTCTGTAAGGTTAGCGTAGATGCCTTCGGTGTTCTCAATAGGGTTGCCTGCCTTGTCCTTCAGTGGAGCGCGGTAAGCACCGCTGAGGTTTGTCTTGTCTCCAGAGACATCGGACATAACAAGCTTCGGATCATAACCAAGTTTCGCTATTGGATTGGCCTCAACGGCTAGGGCCGCTTTGGTATAGGCAAGGCCAATCCGATCACGAACTGCTTTGAACTCGGGCTTAGTCAAATCAATATCAACTGACTTAGTCCGATCGTTTACAGCATTGAGAACTTGTGTAACTGTCTTGCCGTCGGCTGTGTTAGCATAGAATGTGTCGGTGGTCTTCTGGTTCTTGCCCTTGCCCTCAGTCTTAGTTCTAATCTCGCCATAGACCTTTGCAACTTGATTGTTGATGTAAGGCTCATGCACAGTGCCATAACCAAAGCCAGAGGCTTTCGCGAACTCAGCATCAGCGTCGCTTGTGTACTCTTTCATGGCACCAGGTTTGTAAGAAGTTATTGGCTTGCCTACCGGCTCAGGTGTAGGTTTGGCTTCGCTGGGCTTGGAGCCTAAACCGAAGATGCTCCCGAGAGTGTCAAAGAAGCCCGCAACCTTTACCTCGTGATCTGGGTCCTTCTCACCAAAACGCTTATCAGCAAAAGACCCAAGCCAGTCATTCGGTGATTGCTCGACTGGCGGTCCCTCTGGGTCTTTAGGAACATACGCCATTACTGGCCTAAGAGGCTCTTACGCTGTGTCGAAGACGCGCCAGCAGACCCAGGAGTAAACGGAGGCCTAACCGGCAGATTGGTTCCTATGAACGTCGAGGCCGAAGGTGCTGAGGTTGACCCGCCTGCAAGTCCCGGTGGACCTGCTGGAGCCGGCGGAGGTGCAAGGGGAGATGCGGAACCAGGCGGTGCATTGATCAGGGCATTCGCCTGCTGTTGTGCTGCTTCAACGCCACCAGTTCCAGGTGGGGTGAACATTCTCTTTACAGCACCTATCGGATCACCCATTAGGGCCTCCTAGTGTAAGATAGTTGGGAAGGGATTGTAGTCCTTCCGATCATAGTCAAAGGGGTTGTACTCGTGCAGAACAGCTGGTTGGGGCGGCCCCTCTTTGCCCGCGAGTGCGTTCGGGATAACTGGGAGGGCGAACGTGAGAGCGAGAGCATCCGCATAATCTGGGGACTCAAGGCCACGGCGTTTCATGTCCTCTTTGCGTTCAAGCTGGATCTCGTTCCGCACGTTGAAGCCATACTGCGGCCCAATCAAATCTAGCTTTAATTGATTGTCATCAGGGATGGCCCCGCCCTTGAGCCAGTCCCTCATCATTCCCCACATCTCAGCCCGCTTGTTAGCGTAGAGGAAGCTTGCCTCCTCTTGTGGGTAAAAGGCCCTATCCGCTTTTGCACCAAACTGGATATCAAAGATTGGAACCTGTAATTGGCGAAGCCGGTCTACTACGCCACCACCAACGCCAGTGCCATCCACGAACACCGCATCAGCATGATATTCTCTATAGACCTCAGTAACCCTTCCCGCGAGGGTCATTGTATCGACCCCTCGTAAAACGATGGGAGCAATCGACCTGCCATCTCTACCTTTTCTGATGTAGATAACAGACGCGTCGTCACCAAATCTAGCAACATCAACCCCGACGACCAGGGGATCATGTATGTGTACAGATACCTCTCGTGTGGTGGCTGCGTCCACGATATCACTCGGGATAAATTGCATCGTTCCAAGTCGAGGGAATACACCTCGCACTCTAATGCGAACGAAGTCTGAGTCTTCTCCATAATCGTTTGACCACTCACGGATTTGCTCCCTATTCGTGAACGATACTTGACGGGAGTCTACTTGAGTGATTTCCCAGCGGCTCCTAAACCGGCCGAAGCAGTCCTTGAAACGTCCAGTGTTACGGGTTGGGTTTCCGCAGACCAACCAAAGGATTTCAGTGTTCTCGTCTGTTAGTGCGCCTTCGGTGGTTTCCCAGATAACGTCAGGGATAGCACTTGCCTCATCGAAGATCACAACAATGCGTTTGCCCTGGTTGTGCAAGCCCGCGAAAGCTTCAGTGTTGCGTTCGCTCCAGGGCACCATATCAATCCGCCAGGTTCTTTCGTGTTCCGGCATAGCTGAAAAGATCGCTGTCGCTGTCAGTTTGAACAGAGGTTTCCCGAGAAACATTCTGAACCACTTGCCCAGCTCCGCCCACGTTTTTGTTTTTAACTGTGTCTCGGTGTTGGCTGTAACCACACCGCGGGTATCCCTCATCGTTGAGATAGACCAGATAATAATCCATGAGACCAACGCGGACTTGCCTACGCCATGTCCTGATGCTATGGCTTGCCGGATAGCCTCGTTTGGGGTCAGCAGCCCCAGCCGGATTTTGTTCAGAATACTCGCTTGCCATAGCTCAGGCCCTTTGTTTGGGAGTAGGTCGCTCTCCCAAGGAAACATCGCCTGTACAAACGCGAGGGGGTCTCGGGCTAACAGCGGATCTTCCAGGATGCCTAGAAGGTTAGCGTCTGTCATCTTCCGAGACCCCCAGCCTAGGGCTCTCCACCCTGGCTTCACCAGCGGTAGCATCAGCTTGGAGGACAACCGTACTGACGGGCGCTGGGTCTAGGATGGGAGCACAAGCGTTCACAGGGAGTGCGTCACCACCCTGTTGGTGCTTGAACTCAAGTGCCCCCAAGTCCCTTGTTGCTAAGTGCTTCTCGAGCCTTTCTTTCATGGCCTGAAGGGCGTTGCCATCAACCTGCACGTTGACGCTTTGCGTCTTACTCGTAGGCCCGAACCCAAGCCTGTCCATGCGATCAGTAGCAATCCGGTTGAGGACCGCTACGCTCTGATCGCTTTCCTCAAAGGCCTCAGCAATCTTGGCCTCAGCTGTGAGCATGTTCGCAAGCATGCGTTCCTCAGCATGCTGCTTCATGTCTAGGTAGCCTTGATTGCGATTGTCCCTATAGAAAGAAAGAAGCTCTTGGAACGAAGGGTCTCCGAGGAGGATAGAGATCCGTGCCGTGCTGTAACCCGTGACCGCTGAGGCTTCAGCAGGCGATGAACCAAGAGCTAAGTATCGCGCCAGGAAGTGATGGTTGTCACGAATGCGCTGTAGCGCCGGAGGCTTGATCCCCCGCTCCACTTTCAGCTTGTCCAGATCGCTTGGCGTGAGGGGCCTGACAACGACCGCACTCAACGGCTTTGCCGCACGCCCTCGCAGTCGAGGCCCGCCAAGGTCGATTTCTATTGTCTCGACCACTCGCGTTCTCCTCTTATGTCCCGACCAGCGTACCACATCGCGCGAGGCCTGTCAAGGACTTTCGTTGCCAGCGGCGCAAGCAGGGGGTAAAGGTATATACAGCGGGTATATATGGCATTAAACCAGTAGCAAATTTGCGCAGGGCCTTGCCGGCGCGAGCGGCCCCCGGCTCGGCGGGGTCACCCCACCCCCACCCACCCACGCGAGTAGTTACCACGGGCAACGAGTGGCTGGCGCGCAACAGTTGCCAATGGGCCAAGGGGTATCGTGTCACACGACTCGGCCATGTCACACTACCCGACTCGGCCATGTGGCGCAATGGGGACTGTTGCCAATGGGAGACAGTGGTGTCGGGCAACAATGGGGCTCGGGTCACAATGGACGCGGCCGAGTTATGGTGCAACGCACAATAGAGTCGGATGACCTATGCGTTGTCCGCATGGCTGATATGCAAAATCAGGTATATACTTCCGAGTTGATTGGTGGGCATACTCACATTGTCGAAACGGGCCGGATGGCCCATAACCGAAAGGCTCTAGTGTCATGCTACAAGTCGCAATAGGCAAAGGTATCACTCTTCCCGTCGACGTCGAGCGGCTCCCGCAAGATGTCCTTGACCATGTGGTCTATATCGGCCTTCGCAATGTCCTTATGGACTCCCACGCATCCGCGACGGCCGAGTCGGGCAAGGACGCAAGAGGCATGGCTGAAAAGAAACTCGCCTCGATGTATGCGGGCGAAGTTCGTGCGGCGGGCGAGCGGACTACCGACAAGGTCGCGCAAGACATGGCCGCGCAAGCGAAACTCGCGATCGACACCGCGTTGGCTTCGCGCGGCATCAAAAAGTCGAAAGTTCCAAACTACAAGGAACTCGTCGCGAACTACGTCAAGGCGCACGAGTCCGAGTTGCGCGAAAAGGCCGAAGCCCGCGTTGCGGCCGCGCGGGAGTCCGCCGACGATGTGAGCCTCGAAGACTTGGGGCTCTGATACCACCGGGGGGACGCGAGTCCCCCCTTTTCCTTTCCAACTGTTTCAGGGGTGAAACATGGTACTCGAGATCGCTGGCATTGCGTGCTTCGCGATGCTTTTCTTCGTGCTACTGCTTTCCGCCATTGTGGAGGAGTGACATGGCAATTCTCCAGGAGTTAACGGACGCGGTCAAGGACATAGTCGCGGCCATCGAGGCGCAACCGGCCTTGACCCAGCACCGCTATGACCAGTATATGACCGCGATTACTCGCATCGCGGCAGGACTGGGCAACGGCACGAACGCTCGGACTATCGCGGTCGTGGTCCTGGTCCAGGCCGGGGCCAACAAGGAGGGAGTGCTCGCAGCATTCCGCGCGCTAAGCTAATCCAGTACCGCGTTCGACAGAGAGCCCTGGGCCCACCGGCCTGGGGCTTTTTGCTCTCTGGTTGTCTGGAGCCCCGCTCCATCTACCTGTATTGTCCTGGTTGTCTGATCTCCCAATGATATATACTCATTACGGGTGAATGATATATCCAGTCTTGTATTGTTTAGGGCTGCAGTTCCCTACTCTTATTAAGTTTTTTTTTTTTTAAAGAGAGGGAGTCCCCCTCCCACCCCAGAACATATATATCATGTGGGAGTGCTGCTCTCCGCGTGATGGGCGATGAGACAACCAGGGCAATACAGGTAAATGGAGATGCACTCCAGGCAACGTGCAACACCAGACCCGCATCGGGCTCGTGCAATTCAGCACATTGACAACGAGCCCAAGATGTGATACAATTAATAATCGGCAAGCACGCCGACAACTCAAGGGGTGAGCCACATGGCAACCAGCATATTCATACCACACAGCATACTCGTGGAAGGCGAGT